GTTTTTTATCATCAGGTACTACATTACGTATTTGACCACCATATTTATGACAACCCCAAGATAAACCAGGACCTGAACCACCCGCTTCAACACCAGGATTTGATTTGACTGCACGGATACCTCGAGAAAATTTAGTTAATTTGTTAATCTTCTCAACTAATCCATTTATATCATCGGCTTTAATTATCGCCATTCATTTCACCACCGTTCATAATTGCTTGATATTTATCAAGTTCCTCAACTACATCATTTAGAAGTTTATCGGATACGATGTCAATATATCGTTCTGCTAAACGGATATATGGAGGAAGAAGGATTTTTTCCTCACCAAATATAGATTCTTGAATACTTGCAAAATCTAACATGATCACGTTGATATCATTCTGATGCAAGTGATCAATTGCAGTATCCAATAATTGTTTGAATTCTAAGTTACGTTTCAGAATCGCTAATCGTCTGGAACGGAGATTAGTGCTATGGAGTATTTTATCTTGATACTCTGTAGCAATATGATACATAATGTCCATATGACGACATACCGCTGGGTTTACGTCATTAAATGAATGACCATTGGTAAAACTTTCAGCTGGACATCCGCCTAGACATACGTTGTTATATTGACAATTACCACATGTACTACGATCGAATTGAACATTGATCATATCCATAACACTTCGATCGAATTCGTCGGTAATCATATTGCCCATATGCAAGACTTCACAGTTACGGAAGTTAGTATGGACTTGGTGACATGGAGTTAATTCGCCATCATAACCGATAGCTACCCAAGCATTTTTACCAAATCCACATGGACTTGTATCATTCGTATCAGAATCATAGCATAAATAGATGAAATCTTCAATGTTTTTAACTTGGAGATTTCGTCGTTCTTCTGAATTGTATTTATCTAATGCAAAATCATAAATTTTACGGATTTCAACTTCGAATTGTTGGTATGCTTCCTCATCCCATTCTTGGTCATATACGAAACATGGAGCAATTCTGTCAAATCCTAAGTCATACATATCCTTCATAGATTGGAATGTATAATGAATATCTTTTGGTGGTATAGTAATACGGGCTTCCATATTTAATTTCAAACCACCATCAAACATGCGTTTGATATTAGCTACTACGGTATCATAAGAGTTACTTCTATTTCTATTATGCAACTCTTTCGTTCCATCGATGGATACTAAGATACCGAAGTTATTATCATAAAAGAAATCAATCATTTCATCTGTGATATGAACACAGTTGGTAGTAATACCATATTGCACAATAAATTCTTGCTCATTACAGTATTCTACTATAGTTTTAATGACAGGGAAGTTTAATGTAGGTTCCCCACCAAAGAAGCTAATATCTAGCTTAGCTGTTGGGTCATGTGTATATACATTCTCCCTAAAATTATCACATAATTTTTTAATGATGATCATAGCATCATCTTCACTCATATAGTTATGAGCTTTATCTTCTTCAAAACAATACGAACAGCGTAATTGACAATCAGTAGTGATTGTCAATACGGCTGCACGGACTGCCATTACGTCATTAAATTGACTCATGGATCCTCCAAATAGTTTACATATTATTTCCAGTCAGCACCAAAGGCAACGAATGTATTACCTTTTCTAAATTTGATCACTGGTTCGTCTGGATTTGTTTCATAATCGAACCATACGAGTACGTTTCGATCACTGACTTGTCTTCCACCAAATTGGAACTTACTTGCTAAGGCGTCAATCTTAGTTTTATTGGATTCGGTAATCGCTGTTAATTCAGCTTTTGCTGTACCGATAGCTGTTGTTAATTGTTTAACATCTGCTTTTTCACGACCATCTAATTCTTTAATTTTATTAGTAAGCGTTGTATCCGTTTCCGTGATCAACCCTTCTAACCGTTGAGCCGTGTTTTCTAGTTTAGTTGTAATCAGATTATGGTTATTCGTTACTTTTGTTTCGATCGCATTTAATTGAGATGCAATATCATTATCAATTTTATTTTTCAAGCTTTTGAATTGGTTATTAAGACTTGTATTAAAGTCTCCCAATCGTTGTTCTAAGCTTGCATTCTTAGAAGTTGTATCAGCTGTTAAAGCACCTAATGCTTGTTCAATCACAGCAAATTTAGATTGAATCAATGCATAGTAGTCTTCGCTGACAACTCTACCATTATATGCTAAACCCATAGATAAGGTCTCCTTTCATAAAGGTTATAGTAATTGTATTAGTAGAATGTTTCAGCGGGTAGAAAGACTAGGTAGCTAACAAAGTCAACTACCTAGTCATATTATTTATCCCAATTGATATAGTTATACATCTCTTCAACAGCTTCCGCTTGATTGATTTGGTTAGTAATTTCCATACCACGTTTAGAGCAAGCAAGTTTATGCTTACGGAAGTCTTTTCGAAGTTGTTTTACTTGATCAACTGTTACTGTATCATTCAGTTTATTAGTGGATTCTTTAGGATCCCGAGTTGTACGATATACAACACTGAAGCCTTCTTCCTCTTCATCTTCCAATAGTTCAAAGTCCATATCTAACATTTGTTTAGCATCGCCATTATAAGGGAAGAAGTATTGATCCCCTAATGCTTTGGAGAAGAACCCTTCTTCGATTTTTTGTGTCACTAATAAATCTTTACGATATAAGGCAACACGACGATGATCATCTAATGTGACAGGAACTGTTCTAGTGGCAGGTGCTCTAAAGGAACCACCTTCAAACACGTGACCAATTTGGATTTGATTCCCTTCAGAATCGAGCATGTCTGTGATATCAGTCCATAATGAAATAGGAGAGAAAATGGTTCTAACCCATGTTAAATCATTAAGGGTTTCTACGATATCGTTTACACGCCCATATTTAATTTCAGCAAAACGATTCATATGATAGTCCTCCTATCGTTATACAATGTAAATACGACCACCAGGGATTTTACCTGCTAAGCTATCTACTTCTTGTTTATTGTAGACTTCTTCTTTTGCATAGGTTTGTGAACGTAGATATACATCACGTTTCAATGCATATTCACTAGCATCTACATTACCAAGTTTAGATGCATTCTCAGCAACAAAACCTTCCATAGCGGAAGCAGGAATTGTAATATCACGAGAACCATCAAATTCAATACCATTGATACGAATCGCTCTGGATAAGCGAGTTGCCACTTCAGAAGTTGAAGCAGAATCTACTTTAGGGATTGTGATATTTTGAGAACCATCGAACGTTACCCCATTAATGGTCACAGCTTTTTTCAATTTACCTGTAGTTTTGGAGTACGTCACATCGTCGATATTAATATTTTGAGAACCGTCAAAGGTAACACCATTGATTGTTACAGAACGACTTAATTTATCAGCAGTTCTAGCACGGTCGGCTAAGGCTGCTTGGTCAATACCTGTCGTTTTGAACGTATTTACGATTTTAACTGCGGCATCTACATTAGAGCGGATTTTCAACAATTCCGTTTGGTAGGCATCCATGTTGCTAGAAATAGTTGTTACACTAGCTTGCATTCGATTTATTTGATTGTGAATGTCTGGATGTGCCAATGGGGACGCGTTGTGAGCTTCTAATGAGCCTACATTGATCGTACTGCCTGGTGTTGTAGAACCGGTATCAATACCAGTAAATTTACCGTTATCAGTCCACATATAAATGGCACCTTCATCTTTAGTTGTGATGGTGTTATATGCGGCACGGTTTTCTAGCATAATAATATTAAGACCCAAGGTACCATCGCTATCAATTTGGAAGTTATTATTGACTTTCAAACGACCATGATCATTGAGGTGACCGAAACGAGTATTACGAATCGCAGAATCTAATTTCTTGAATGCATCCATACCCGTATCTTTATTATTCAATTCACCTTGTAAATGAATGTGTGTGTCAGGTACTTGAGTATAACCATGCATCATAACATCAGTAGCATTGTTTTCAAAATATACAACTACGTAATCTTGACCACGACCACCTTGCTCAACGCGTGTGTTATACTTATATTGACTATGGAGGACCTTAATTTGATTATCAGGCATTATACATGTACCTCCTTCATTGTTTTATATGTAATAGAAGTAATTAGTATAATGTTACCATGACGGATTTGGCAAAAAAAAGAATACCTGGCGGTATTCTTTTAGGTTGATCAATATAGAATACTTATATCTCTATAAGTTTACCAAAGTTGTAGTATTTCAATATAACGTCGCTTGCATTAATATTTTATTAATGGGGCACATAACCAATCTTATCCATTGGTCACAATACCGTCCCCTTATAGACAGAATTATCTATCTATAAGGTCACATAAGAGTTCTCTTCTTATGCGGATATGTAATTGTGTGATATATTTACCCATGTTTATTATGATTTTAACTTTACCCCTACTACAAAGGGGATATCGTACATAACCTCATATATCATTACATATCTCTCAAGCTTCATTATACGTTATTATTCTATATTGACTACTATATTAATTCAATAGCAAAGTTGTGTGCATTATATGGCTATCACCCCATATAATGGATCAATGAATATCTCTACCCATTGATTCTATCGATATCGGACCATCCTAGCTATTAGATCCCTCCTACGGCTAGAACTAGATTACTTCAGCAGTAACCAGATATCAATCACGGAGAGCCTCTCGACTTACCTCCATGGATATACACTAATCTATATCAACCTAACTATCCCTCTCTAATATAGGGGAGTTCGAATAGTCTAACTTTTATATTGTATGTATATCTTCACACTTCTCATGTCACTACATCACCATCTTCGCGGCCACTCGCACACTGAGTATAGCATATGTAGCTTATCTATTGTTTTTTTATTATCGTTTTATTAGTGTTGATTATTTGTGAACGAATTTATAACCATTTATACCAATCATTTCATCTACTTCTAGTAGATAGCACTTCGAACTTACCGTTTTACCTTTCCGTAAATTTACAAATTGGGTATTTGATAATGCGATATCTTTGAAAATATCGGCAAAAGTTCGACTGGCTAGGAATTTCCCTTTTTCATAAAATTGGGTTCTTTCCATGAATGAATAGTAAGATATATTCATGGTCTCCAATAGTAATCTGTAAGATATCATGAATTCTTTACCATAACCTTCTAATAGAAGATCTAGGATCATCTCGTTCTTATTATTTTCAGAACCATACCGTTCATCTATATAGTCAGCCAAACCATCTATAAACGACTGTTTTATTTTAGATTTGGCGTTTAATAGACCTGTCGGTATAGCCTTATGGTGCTTTATATAATCACCGATCTCGATCCCAAACCATCGGGACAATATATTCCTGAATTCTGGAATGAAACCTTCTTTGGATTGATCTGATGTGATAGATAGGGTGATATAATCATTATATGCGCCAGTCGTTATAGATGAAATATCCAACTCATCACCTACTTTAGTGTACCAATTGAAGAATTCACAACAACGATTAACGATATCTACCAATTTAGATTGACTAAAGTCGATAGTATTGAATCTAATCAATAGGGCTCCTTTAGCACTATAGCCTATACTATCAATTGAACGATAGATATATCCAAGGATATATGCAACCATTCGTTCAACTTCCTCCTCGGCATCGGTTTTATTCCATATAAGATCATCAGAATTTGATATTTGACACTTAACAAATTCTCCTCCGTTAGAGTTTATTACTGTGCCATCTTCCGAATATATTTCGATGGAGTGTAGATGTGTCAAATCTTCAGTGATATCAATTGGTTTATCCTCATTCATATCTGTATATTTACAGATAGAACGAATACTACCAACTGATGCACCAGTATATTCAAATCTATCATATATATCCTTTACAGATTCGGTGAGTACTCTTTCACCGCGTTTATAAGTGATATAGTCACCTTTATGTACAAGTACCTTATACATAATATCACCTCCTTTATTAGTAATACTATTCGATAGAACTACTTCTATCTTACCGTAATAATATATAATCAAAAATTAAGTAAAAAAAAAAGAATACCCAAAGGTATTCTTTTTATCTTTAGAACAATGCTTCCAATTGTTCTAAAGATGTTAAAAAGGATTCTCGTTGTCTACCGCTATAGCGGATAATACCTAAATTGAGATGATATACAATTACTTCGGATTCAACTTTCTCTGAAAACTCATTATAAGTTAACAATAGGGAATATTTTACACCTTTAAAAAACTTACTTGGAGTTTCATCCATGTTTGTAAAAATGTATTTGTTTCGACCCCATTTATCAGTTAAGCGGGTTACCAACTTATTACCAACCCTCACATGTTCAGTTTTAAATCTGGAGTTATCTTCTAATACGGAATCAAGCGTCGTACCAAAGTAACGGCATAAAAGAGTAGAATATAGGTAAAGTGGCCAATATACCACTTTACCTAATAATAACATCAATACCTTTGCAATAACATTTTTCATTTTTTATTCTCCTTTTTAAACTAAAATAAATCTTCCAACATTGCACCGAGCATGTCCAATTCCATTTGTATCTCTAAATCAGAATCGTAAGATTCGAACTCAGAGAATTTAAATTCATCGGATACGGCAGATTGAACTTGAGATAAAGATACTTGTAACATAATAAACCTCCTATAAATAGAAATTAAAATAAATATAATATTACATTACTTCACATCA